AACAAGCGGACCAAGCCGGAGATAAATTGAATCTGTGTCAGAGGCGATAACATAATCTTCATCCGTCTTTAATAACTTATTCAAGTAGTCATTTAGTTTATTTTCAATCCAACGAATAGATAATTGGCCCGCAAGAGTAACTGCAAGTGCCATTCTCAAATCATAGAATCGGAAATATTGTGAACCTAATGCACCATATGCCGAGTTTAAAGAAACTTTCTTTGCTAATTGTAGATTGTCATAACGAGCAATCTTGTTTTTTAATTCTTTCTTTTTGTTCAGGTCAGTTTCAACTTCATAATCTTTCTTGGCCTGAATCATCATCTTCTTAAACTTACTTCTGTCAACATACATTTCTTCCAACATCTTAGGCAAGAAGCCTTGTTTGTCAGTACGAAAGAATTGACCATTCGGTGTGATTGTAACATCTTTTAGTTTAGAAGTATTGACTTGCTTATCTAACATTTTATCTACAGTAACACCACTCATAATCACTTCACGCATTTCTTGTGTGTAATCAGAAGTTTCAATCAATGTTTCTGGTGAAATATTGTATTGCATCATCAAGTGTGGATACAAACTGTTCAAGTCAAACGATGCAACATAATTATGTAGTCCAACCTGTGGAACTTTAACATATGCACCTTCAAATGCCGATGACTTATGCTTTTCTTCCTTTGGTGGTATGATAATGTTCTTCTCTAACAAGTAGTTATAGATTAGAGCATCCCACATTCTTGTTTGTGCAAAGATATCTTCATAGTTTGTTTTCGTATCATATGCCAAAGTCAAACCAAGTTCAATCAGCTTCAGTTTCGATTCAAGTTTGAAAATCAAGTCAACGTCTTTGATGTTGTACTCAATAAACTTTTGATGGTTCAATCGGTACAATGCATGAAGATTATCAAACTCATCATATGAAATCTTACCTTCACCAAGTTCTACTTGTGCAATAGCATCAAGTCTGTATGACTCTTGTGACTTACCACCTGGCGCATACCATCTGTATAATTCAATATAATCTAGTGTAGATACACCAACGAATTCATATGCAGTCAACTCACGGTTGTTTACAACAGCCTTGCGACTACTAATGAAGTTCCACGGTGAAAGTTTTCGTGTATCATCTTCACCTAGAATTTTATTGAAACGATTTACAAGATATGGAATATCAAAGAACTTAATGTTCCAACCTGAAATTACATCAGGACAGTTCTCTTCCCAAAATCGTAGAAACTTTTTACATAATTGAAACTCATCATCACATTTAACATAAGTTTCATCACCACGCAACTCATAATCACCACAACCAAACACAACTGTTTGACCATTGAGATACTTAATACAAATTGCGGTGATAGGTTCATTTGCAAGATATGGATCAGGGAAACCATTCTCAGAACCAACCTCAATATCTATTACTGCAATAGATAAATCTTCAATCTTCCAGTCAACCATACCTTTTTGTTCATCAGCAATAAGCGCATAGGCATAACTGTTGTTACCATAGATTCTGAAATTCTCAACACCATCATAACGCTTGACGAAATCTCTAGCCTCACGGATAGATTCAAACTTCATTGGTTCAAGGTGTTCACCATCTAATGATGTGAACTTGGTTTGTTTTTTGGAAGGTAAAAACAAAGTCGGCGTGTAAGCAATTTTGTACTTAACACGCCGGCCATCTTTTACACCACGATAAAGAATGTTGTTGCCTACAGAGGCAACATTTGTATAATATTTCATTCAATCATTATATCAGAATTTAGGAATAACTGAGGCAATTTGAATACCGCTGCCAAAGACTTGGTTGTATTGATTTACTAACTCACTCATTGGTGTTGTAATGCATTGAATATTATCTTTTGGAATAGGAATGCCTGTTTTGAATTCTTCGGCAAATTCCAAATAAGGTGAAAATCCCATTATAGGGCCTTCTTTAGTTGGTTGTATGACAACCTGTACAGGTTGTTTTAATGTGATGTGTGTATCAGTATCACTTACAATTTCACCGATTAAAGTTTGGTTCGTTTTGAATGTTATTAGTTTTATCGCCATAATGTTTAATTTCTATAATTGAATTAATTGGTTGTTTAATAGAAAATTCAGTTGCTTCTGTGAGAGTTTCAAACTCCCTAGAAACAACTGCATTTGAATTGTTGAAATAATAGGTTACTCTATACATTTACTTTCATATCTCCAGATAGAACACCGATAGTAACCCATCGTTTAGGGAAGAGCATTTCTCTTCCACGATAGTCATTCATATTGGCGGTTGGGTCTTGCATCCAACCAAGAACTTCTACCATGCCATCAAAGTCCCTCAAGTAGAGGTCATAACGGTCTGCTCTAGGCAAACGATTGTCGATAGCAAGTTTCTTGGCAATTTCACGAATGTTCATATTCTCTTTCTTTGGTAACATAATAAATCGATTGTAACATAAGTAATGTTAGATAGCAAGCCTTTTACAGGTAAACTTGCTGAAGTCTGGTTTCTTCCAGCCTTCGGGTTTCAAAACTTTGCCGTCATCACGTTTAATAACTTTGCCTGTAGCGTCATCAATCTTGGCAAGGTTACTCTTTGCACCTTCATCCCATGCACCCTCAACATCATAACCTTTTGATAACATATAACCAATAATCACCCATATCATATCAAAGCAGGCATCTAAAGTTTCAACATCATCTTTTTGATTTCTTGCTTTGATGAACTCATTATATTCTTCATTGATTAAACGGTGATATAATTGTGCTTGTTCTTCATTGTTTCTGTTTAATGATTGACCTGAGGCCAGCATAAACATTTGAACATCAGTAAAAGTTTTACTCATTTGATTTTCCAAAATTCTTAGTCACTTCAGATTGATAGGTTCGTTGTCTCAATTCAGAGGAACTGAATCGGTGTGAACGAGAGTTAAACCAAATTTTAATACCACGGTCTTCACAGATTTGTTTACCTGTAAAATCTTTGTCTTTATATTCTTCACCAATAATGCGAACATTAATAGGCAAGAACATCAACATATCTTCAAGGTCTTTTTCGGTGTTGTAAACAATGATTTCATCTACAAATTTAACCGCAGAGAGCTGAACATATCGTTCAACAATAGACTGTACTGGTTTGTTTTTAATTCCTGGTCTATCAATCGTTGGGTCACTTTGAACACCAACAATCAAATAGTCACAGATTTGTTTACATTCAGCCAACATAAGAATATGTCCCGCATGGAGTAAATCAAAAGTTGAACAGGTGAAACCAACTGGTTTACCTATCATAGTATCTGGCATAACTAACATAATTAATCCTTAAATAAATCTGGTTGTTTGGTGATATTTTTCAAATGTACTGCACCATCTACCATGCTTATACTTAGTACATCATCAACTTTCCATCCAAGGTCTTGTATCATTTCTTCCGAGAATTGTAATATTGCATCACCATTCTCACAAATCTCAACTACCTCTGCACTATATTTTTTCAATTGTTACTCCTGCTTTTTTCAAGAATTGTATGCCAATTTCATTACGATAACTATTGCGATAATAAACAGTATTGATACCGGATTGATAAACCAATTTGGCACAGTCTAAACAAGGTGCGTGAGTAATAAACATGCTAGCACCCATACCAGATTCGTTAGACTTAGCCAATTTAGCGATTGCATTTGTTTCGGCATGAAGTACCTCAGGTTTAGTTTTTAAGGCATATCTCCTAGCATATCCTAGATCGGGGTTGATATCTTCTTCCTCAAATGGCCATTGTTCGTAAATCACATCAGGACTTAACCAGCTATCGGCACCACTCATGTAGTCTTTGTACTCACAATCATTATCCCAACCAGAAGGCATTCCATTGTAACCAATAGAAATAATCCTATCTTCTTTAACTACAATAGCACCAACATGAAGTCTTATTGCGGTAGAACATTCAGCGAATGTCTCCGCAGTTTTCATATATGCATTAAGCAGCTTCTGTTTCATTCACACGTTTCTTTTTCTTTTCGAACACTTGTGACCCAGCAATTTGAGCCTCAATCATTGCATTTTTATATGCATGACGAGCAACAGGATCAACAAAAGTTGCCATTGTTCGTTTCGTTTGTTTAGAAATACGGAAGTTTTTATCTTTTTTTAACATGATTTAATTATACACCAAAATAATAAAGTTGTGAGGCAAAAATGGGGTCATTGCGACCCCATCGGTTATACAGATTTCTCTTGTAGGAGTTCTGGTTTGAATTTCTTCAAACTATCACCAATTTCAATCTTGCGAGGTTTCTTATGTTCAGGAATAATATTCTCTAAGCCAATACTTAGAATACCATCCTTGAATTCAGCACCCCTCACTTCAATTGTATCTGCAATGGTGAGTGTTTTAGTGAAAGACCTTGTGCCAATACCTTTGTGTAGATATTGCACTTTGGTTTCTCTATCTTCCTTTTCACCTGTGACAGTTAGTTTACCATCTTCAACTGAAATTTCAATTTCATCTTTAGAAAATCCTGCAACGGCAAGTTCTACGATGTAACGAGTATCATCCAGTTTTACGATGTTGTGTGGTGGAAAGTTGGATACAGTTTTATGCACATCTACATTCATAAGTTTTTCAACGTCATCAAAGAATCGGTCGAAGCCAAGTGTAGAGTGGTGCAATGGACCAAATGAAATATGTCCTAGTGTCATAGTTATCTCCTATTAAGCGAGTTAATGAAATGTAACCCCGAAGGCGTTACGCATTCCAGCTTACCTTATACTGGCTCGAACTATCGTGTCGAGGGTGTAATTACACGGACGCCTTATACCGTAGCATCAAACAGCCCTAAGGTGGGATCGAAAAACGGGTTCGCTAGGTCCCCCGCCGTGTTAATATTATTTAGTAATCTTGAGATTTTTTACCGATATTATATTTCGTAATCAAGCTCCAATCATCTTTCTCTTTGAAAGAAATTATCTTTACTTGATGTAGTGGTGCAATATTATCTTTCATCAATTCTGGATTTAGAATTTTTACTAGACCCCATTCTTCCAATAAGTTTGCAATTGCATTACGTCTTTGTATATCATTTTCGGAAATATTTGATGGCTTTCCATCAAGTGCAAATAGTTCTTTGAAGTGTGTGATATAATACTTACCTTGTTTATGCAAAATGTGACAAGACTGATATAAAACTTTTTCTTTGCGTGAAGATACTCCGATCCGTGTTAGAGTTTCACGAACCTTCAAAAAATCATCTTGTTCATTGAGAGTAACCTCAATGAATTTGGCCAAATCAACCATATCATTTCCTTAATCCACCTGTATCGGTTTGTTCTTTTAATTGTTGGATTTGTTCATTACTAAGGAGGCGCATGGCTTCACGAGCTTTTTGGTCAGATAGTCCGAATACTTGCTTGATACATTCTAAATTATCACTTTTTTCAGACTTAACCCACTTAGCAAAAGGTCTTTTCTGTGACCTTATCGTATTTAGTAAAAAGTCATATTGCAACTTTTTATCAG